TAGGAAGCAGGGGAGGAACGGCATTGCCCCACAAGTAGAACGCCCCGAAGTGATGCACTGCCCTTCCAACAAACTTCTGAGCTGGCCTGACGTTTTCTATCACATAGGGCAGTTTGCTTTCCTCGCAAATCTGCCGTGTATGATTGAAGAGCTTTATACCCATCTCCGGATAAGGCGGATTGGGGTGGAAATGCTTCTGACCGTGAACGCTAAAGTTTTCACACGGGCTGGAGGCGCATACAAAGTCGAATAAACCTAACCATGCGCCAGGGGCCTCGAAGCCCGCAAACTTGCCCTCCCAGTTCAATTCAAGTACATCTAACTTCCAATAAGACACCTTTCCGTCTGGTAATTGCGGAGGATCAATCAGGTCCACGCCCACCACCTCCCATCCCCGCGCAGCAAAGGCCTTACCCCATCCAAAGCGCCCGCAAAACAAATCCAGCATCCTCATGCAGCCTCCATTCCGTGGTTGCACTCGCATTGGCACTTCAGCATTGAGCAGTGCTTATGTTTTCCTGCTTTACAGTCTGCGGAGATGCGGCCCTCTTTAGCCACAGATCCCGGCATGAGGCGAAGGCCTGTACCTTTAGCGGCGTGTGATTCTGTGCGCAGTCTAAGCCCAGATGCGCGCTTCTTGATGTAAGATGGCGTGCTAACTCCAAGCCACTTCATGCGGCCCTCCGCGCTACCTTGGCCGATAACTCAAGCATGCGATCTACCGATTCATCTTCGCGGTGCGCTTTGGCCTTAGTTGGCTTCACTTCGCGTATGCCCTCCCAGAAGATCAGGTCTGGCTCCCAGGGCTTCTCGCACAACTCGGGAATGCGGTGATTAGAGGGAACAGTCTTAGGCGCATCCGGGAACATCTCTGCAAGTCGCCGTCTTGGGATCTTGCGCTTTGGGTTTTGAGCATTCCACTTAGCCCAAGAGAATATGACGAGGCGCGCATCTTCTGTCATTTTGTCCAGCGCGTATACGCCTATGCTGCGGACCTGTTTCTCGGTTACGCCGTACTTCTCCGCATAATCGGCGCATCGGCCCAATACCCCGCCCTTGGCATACTGCTTTGCATTGGGGTGCTTGGCTAGATACTTAGCGCGCGCTGCGACGCGGTGAGCGGCCTTGCATGGCTCACAGCGGCATTTGTATGTGTATCCGCTAACTGTTCCGTGTACCAACGTCTTCACGCCTGCCTCCGCAATAAGCCAACCACCCAGATAACTAAGAGGATTCCGATGATATAGATGGGGGGTCATTTGCGGTCCGCTTTTCTTACTGCGGCGACGAGTTTCTCGGCCCACTCTTTGCGCTCAACGGGAAGATTTGCAAGCGACCCAAATGGAAAGATCAGTTGATAAACCGCTTCCACCGCCTCATCCTTCTCTGGCTCGGCTAGGGAGCGCGCACATTGCGATGCAGCGTGGTATCCGGCGTTGAATAAGTGTGTTTCCACAATCTTGCACGATGCCTCGAATGCTGCGCGCCCCATCTTCAACTGCGAATCGTGCGTGAATAGGTTTGTTCCCCGCGCTGCTTCGGCTACTGAATGACCGATCTCGACCAGTTGCTCTTCTGTAACTCGTTTCATGCAATCACCCTCACCTGTACTGCCCTGTCGTAGTTATGGTCAACGCTATGCCTGGGCATAACCGTAAAAGCTACGCGCGTGCCTTCAGGCAGAACGCCGCCGCCCATGTGATCTGCGGGAGAGAAGTACAAAACCCCATCCTCTGCCGCAATAAAGGCGAATCTTGGATATACCCTGCTTACCCACCCTGTTAGTCGTTTTGGCATTTGTTAGGCCCTCGCTTGCTCGTTGTATGGAATGAATCGCGAACCTTTCCAACTATTGCAGCGCCTATGTGCAGCGCCGTTGATCCATGTTCCGTCTGGTAACTCGATACGGTCATCCCTGTTTCCGCTTGTGCGCCCGTTCTCGTGCTCGAAGGTTGCCTCGATTACGTCTAGCCGTCCGGGGCAGTCTGGGCACTCGTTTTCAAGGCAGCACCGCCCTTTCTGGCGCTTAACCATCGCGGCGGTGCGCTTCAGGTACTCGCTCATACCTTCACGGTGAGCTAAGTTGCACTGCTCCCTACCGTCTGGGTAAGTGATAATTGCGGGCCTGCTTGCCCACTTCTTTGACACAGCAGGTATGCGGCTATAGCTGCGAAGCATTACGGCACCCCCGCTAAGTTGTCATCCAGAAACGAATACGAATCGCCGGCAAAGTCGCTCGGGTCGGTTGTGTCTGCGGCTTCCTTCGCAAGCACTGAAAGTTCTAGCTCTGCGCGGAACTTACTCTTGGGCGCGCCCTTGGCTGGATACATCTCCCTTAGTTTGGTCATGCGCTCTGCAACGTGCTCCATCGTCACGTGGGCGGCTTCCTCGATCTCCGCGAACTTGGCGGGGTCGGCGAACAACCTCTTGCGGAACAGCCTGAACTCATCCGGCATCGCCTGCGCCATATCCGGCTGGCCCTCATCGCCAGGTAGGTATGCGCAGAAATCCCACCATTCCCTCTGGCAGCAAAGCATGTTGGTGTACATTTGCGGCTTGAACTTCTCGGGTATAGCATCGGCGCTCAGAAGCTCAAGGAAGTTATCGAGAATTAGAATCTTGATCTCTAATCCGCCATCCTTGCCCACGAGTCCGTCTGGAGAACAAGCCAAGTAATCAATGGTGGGATGGAGTACAAGGCCGGTTTCCTCTACTTCATTGCCGGTGCGCTGCCAGTATTCGATCCGGGCAACCGGCTCGAACTGGTTTCCAGCCTCCATTGCATCGGTGACGTGGTGCGGATAAGGAACGCCAGTAATGCGCTCCCAGGCAAGCTCTTTAACGTAGTCCTGATGGGCTTTGTTATATTCGCCCTTCTTGCCGCCCTTAGCGTTGACCTTGTAAGTCGCCATTGCATCTCCCATGCGGGAGGCTGTGACTATGCCCAGGCGGCCTTGATGCCATTCGTGCGTATGCTGTTCGCTACAGACGATCCTCATTTGGGCATCCTCCGCTTGCAGTCCTCATAAACACGCGTCATGTTCTCTTTGGCCTGTGGGCCGACCACGCCTGCGTACTTGTAGGCTTGGGCAAACAATTCCTTAAGTTGCGGCAGAGTGCCGCACTGCCTCAGGGCGTCTTGATAGTCCTGCAGCTCTGCTTCCTGCTTCTCGGTCATGGCGGGTCCGATATTTCCGTCCGTATCGTCTTCCCCAATTGCCACATTGAAGATCGACTTGAGCAGATACCGCCTCGCATATGAGTCCAGCGCGCCTTCGGCATGTACGGGCGTCATAACATCGTTGCCCTTCGGCCCCTTGGTCGAGGCCGTCATGTCCTTCAAGTATTCGCGGGTAAGCCCGGAGCGGCTCAGGAATGCCACGAAGCGCGTCTTTCCGGGTACCGGGCAGTCCCGCTCTCCGAAGCTCAGGGAGAAGCCCTCCGCCGTATAGATGGGCCTAAGAACACTGTCCAGCTTTGCGTAGCTTGCATAGCGGGAATGCGTCTGTGGATTGTTGGCGTCTGTCGAGATCCGCCCTATCCTCGTCTGGCAACGGTTCAGTGCTTCATCAAAGCCCACGTTTGCCTGGTAATCGCGTTCCCGTTCCATCAGGGCAGTGATGCGCTCAATGATTTCAATGCCAGATTCCTTCTCTAGCGCGATCTGGAGAAGCTCTCCCGCAGTGGGCTGGCGCTTGTAGGTGTCCATGCCCGGTAAGGGTGTCTGCTGATGAATGAGGCTCATGCCGCCTCCGATCTGCGCCGAAATCCGCGCAGCGTTCCGGTTGCCACCTTGCGGTAGTCGGGAAAGTTCTTTAAGGCATTCTCAAACGGTTCGGCGTTGCCCGCCCTGCAGCATGAGGTATACGGATGAACTACCCCATCGATTTCAACTGCCACGGGTCTATATCGCAAGTCGTCTTCATCGTCAAACTCGGAGACATGCGCCATCCAAAGCTCATGCTTGGCAGAACTCCAGAAATCCATCTGCTCGTCAAAGGTGCTCATGCGACCCTCCTGTACTTAGCCAGCCCGTCACATGCTCCCTGCGCGCGCTTGTAGCAATCAGGGCATAGCCAGCCAATGAGTTTGTGGTTAAGGAACTCTGTG